GGGTGGTGCCGATCTGGTCGGCCAGGCCCGCTGTGACGGCCGCCTCACCGCGATAAACGCGGGCCTCGGTGGCGCCAACCACCTCCGGGGTCAAGCGCCGAAAGCCAGCCACCAGATCGATGAACTGGCTGTGCAGACCATCGAGATCGGTTTGGATGCTTGCTGCCACCGGGGCTGGCAGCGGTGCATGCGGATGGCCATCGACCTTATGGGCGCCTGCGTGCAAGAAGGTGTAGGTCAGCCCTGCCTTGGCATCGGCCTCCGACTCATCGACATGCACCGCCACCACACCAATCGAGCCGACCTCGGCGGTGCGGGTCAGCCACAGACGCTCTGCCGCACAGGCAATGGCGTAGGCGGCAGACAGTGCAGCTTCATCGGCAATCGCCCACAGCGGTTTGCCCGAGGTCTGCGCCAGTTGCCGCAATCGCTGGGCCAGGTCGAACACGCCTCCCGCCTCGCCACCGCTGGAGTCGGTCTCCAGCAGCACGGCACGCACCTGTGGATCAGCAAAAGCCGCCTCGGCCATGGCCTCAATGTCGGCGTAGCTGGTCAGGCCACTGGCCGCACCGATGTACGACGATCGACGCACCAGGGTGCCAAGGATCGAGATCACCGCGATGCCCTCCACCATCTGGAGGTCATCATGCGCATCGGCTCTGGCCACCTGCCCGGGCGGCGGTGTGGCCAGCGTATCGCCAGCGAGCTTTTTGGCCATCACCCCAAGAATGACTTCGAGCTTGGGGCGTGCAATGAGCAGCGGCGTTCCGTACAGGCGGGACGCCAGGTAAGGCAAATCGGTCATGGGGATTCCTGATTCAGACTGATTTGTTGCGTGTTGCGCAACATGCTAAGATGTGCCATGATCAAATCGTTTCGCCACAAAGGCCTGCGAAAACTCTTCGACACAGGCAGTACCTCGGGCATCCAGGCCAGTCATGCCAAGCGGCTGCGAATGCAACTGGTGGCTTTGGATACGGCGCAGACGATTGACGATATGGATATCCCGGGCTTTCGCCTGCATCCGCTCAAGGGCGATTTGGATGGGCGCTGGTCAGTCGCCGTGAGTGGCAACTGGCGAATGACTTTCGAGTTCCTTGACGGGAACGCCTATGTTCTGGACTACGAGGACTATCACTGATGGCTATGCATAACCCCCCTCACCCTGGCGAATTCATCACCGAGGTCTATCTGGAGCCCCACGGCATCAGTGGGCGCGAGCTTGCCCAGCGGCTCGATGTCGCGGCTTCCACCCTGAGCAGAATCCTCAAGACAAGCAGCCGTGTGACGCCGGACATGGCGCTGCGTCTGTCAAAGGCGCTTGGACGCAGCCCTGAGAGTTGGCTTGCCATGCAGGATGCCCACGATCTCTGGGTGGCTCGTCAGCACACAGATCTGGCGCGCGTCAGCAAGCTTGAGTTGGCTGTGGCCTGAGGTCGCAAGCGCTAACCCGACCCAGGCGGTGGTGCCTGCGCAGGGGCCGGGACAGGCTCCCTGCCAAACAGCAACCCCAGACTGTCCTCACGCCGGTGATCGCTGGCAATCTCGGCATCGATGGCTGCTGCATCAAAGCCGCGCTCAGCAATCGCCTGGGTACGTGACTTGAGCCCGGCTTCAATCGCCACAATCTCAGCCCGAATGTCTTTGAGCGGATCAACCCAGTCCCAGCGCGGGGGCAGCCAGGCGCAGTCCAGATAGTCAGCACGGCGTTGTTCGTAGTCAGGCAGGTCCAGGGCACCCGAGAGCACGGCGGTGTCCATCCATTTGGCCCACACCGCCCGGCATAGCTGAAACACCAGCACCGAATGCTGGAAGGCTTCGATGCGACGGCGGAACTCCAGGAGTGCCGCGCGGGTGTTGGAGTAGTTGGCCTTGAGCATATCGGCCGACAGGTTCGCGTAGGGCAAGCCCAGCGCAGCAGCCACCTGCAGCAGCGTGCGGTACTGGAAGCTCTCGTAATTGCCGCCGACATCGGCGGGCGTCGAAAAGGTGATGTCCTCGCCGTCGTCCAGAATCTGCAACTGGCCCGGCTCAAGCGGCAACAGCGGCTCCCCTCGCTCATCAGTCTCGCCTGTGTTGTCGAAGTCACGCTCCGGGCGGCGTACAAAGCCGACAAACATCGCCGCCACCTTCTTGCGATCCAGTTCAGCGTCGTCATACTGATCCAGCAAAAACAGCTTCACCAGCGCCGGTGAGAATCTTGAGACACCCCGCAGTTGCCCGGCATCCACCGGATCGACGATGTGCAGCACCGATTCGGCCGGCACCCGTACCGTCTCGCCCACCAGCCCGGGATCAGTGATGTCGCCCGGGTGGCGGCGCAGGAAGTGGTAAGCGACGCGCCGGCCGATACGGTCAAACTCAATGCCCTGGCGAATGCGGTGACCGTTCGAGAGTTGCTGGTTGTGGTTCAGAGGCAGCATCTCGGCGGGCAGCATCTGCAACTGCAGTGGCACCGACAGGCCATCCTCGGAACGACGTGGCCGGATGCGAAAGAACACTTCACCGGCGATAAAGAGTTCGCGGGCAGCGCGGCGTTGCTGGCCATAGAAATCCGTCAGCCCTTCGGCGTCCGACTCATCAGTCCAGCGCAGCCACAGGCGCTGCACACTGTCCTTCAATGGCGCATCAGCAATCCCCGAGGACGGCTTGATGCCGGTACCCACCGCATTACCGGCCCAGGACTCGACCGCATTGGCGGCGTAGCCATTGTTGCGGATCAGGTACCGGGCCCGGGCGGTCATGTCGGCACCAGCCGCCTGGATCAGGGTATTGACATGAGCGCGGCTGGCATGAAAGGTCTTCAGGCGCCGGGCGGACAGCCCACCTTCAAAGCCACCGACCATGGCACCGACCTTACGGCCAAGTTTCTGGCGCAGGTTCTTGAGCATCCCCATCACAGCCCCTTTCCAGCATAGGTGCGCATGCGCCTGGCACGCGGGCGGCCTTCCGTCTTGGCAATCTCGCGTTCCAGGTCAGACAAGGCCGACTGCAGTTCAGCATCGGACTTGTAGGTGACCCACTTGTCGCCAGCCTTCACTGTGAGCACGCCGTTGAAGCGGGCCGATAGAAGGGCTTCGCGTTGGGCGGTGAGTTGTTCTAGTGTCATGGACAGCACTCCATGCCAGCGGGAGGCTGGCGGTATCAGAGGTAGTTGGAAGAAATGGCCATACGGCGACGGCGCGGGCTGGCGGTCATGGGTGCCGAGACAGGTGTGCTCTTGCTCTGGCGAGTGCTGGGCACAGGCGGCAGCGCCTCCACCCGCCTGTTCAGATTCAGCCCCATCGACAAGAGGCCATGCAGCGCCGCATAGCCATACACCCGGCAGTCCAGCGCTTCATTGCGTCGGCCATCGGGCTTCCACCAGAAACGCTGCGGGAAACCTTTGACGTACCGGGTGCGAATGCGCTCAGCGGTCAGTTGCTCAAAATACTGCGCATCCCGGTCCAGCGGGAAATGCATCGCGCCAGCACCACTCTCCTTCTTGAGCCGCGCATAAATCGCCTCCTTGGCCGCGTCCACCCCGACGGTGAACAGATTGACCTTGCCCTTATTGGCCTTGCTCGGTCGCTTGGGCCAGATCGGGCGTTTGCCCGCTGCTGATCCACCTGCACCTTTGATCGCCCAGATGCGCTTTCTCTCGCGCCCCTTGCAAAACGCATAGGCCGCCAGGGTGTGGTGACCGCCGGTGTCCAGACAGGCCGCTTCAATGGTCAGACCAGTGGCCAGGGTTTCGTGTTCAAACCGGCTGGAGAGAATCGCATCCAATTGCGCCCAGGCGTCCGGTGCTGACGGGTCGCCCCACAACACCTTGTAGTCGATGGACCAGGACTCCTCGTCGCGGCCCCAGCCAATGACTTCGAGCTCCAGGCGGTCGTCCTGCACGTCAATACCGCAGGTCAGCAGCGCCACCTCAGCGGGAACGGCGGGGCCATAGGCTTCGCGGCGTTCCATCAGGCCCTCAGCATCCAAGGTCTCGCCCTCGCGGTCTTCCCAGGTCTCAGCCAGTTTGGTGTTCACCCAGACCTT